GCCAAATACGAGGGGGAATGCATGCGCCTGAAGCTCGAAAACTACGAGATCGACCAGGCTGCGACGGTCAACCGAAAGGCTGCAAAAGGCTTCCCTTGAGGCCTTTTTCCCATGAAAAAAGCCCCCAATCGGGGGCTTTTTCGTTGCTGGGAGCTGCTCAGCTTCGGAAGAAGTAGTACAGGGCAAACAGAACCAGGGTGATGCCGCCACCTGCAGTTCCGCCTGCTTGAGTCCAGAAAGCGTCCCACCCGTCTTCGTTGTGCTTGGCCGGGTACTTTCTGTCGTAGTTCTCCTTCAGCTTGGCCAGCATTGCAGTCACAAGTTCACCGGAGATGAACGAGACCGCCATGGCCCAGTGCAGAGGCCACTTCAGACTGACCAAGATCAAGAAGACGCTGGGGGTGACCGCCACACGTGCAGCCATGCCCACCAGGAAGTGCAGACCCCAGTCGTGACGAAGGCCGAAGATCATGCTGCCTCCGAGAGCTTCTGCTTCAGGGCGTAGCCCATCAGGGGCCACAACTCCTGTTTTGCGTTGGCGATGGCGACGGCCACACCGATTTCAGCGTCGTCGTTCTCGGGCGAGACTGCGACGGATGGGCGGCCGGTGACGGCATACCCGCATCGCGTCGTGATGACTGCCCAGCGCAGCACTTGGCCACTGTGTGAAACGTGCTTGACCGTTTCCACATCCACGATGTTGGCTTCGAGGTCAGCCGGCGTCACTCGGGGAGCCGTCAGACCCTTGGCCTTGATCTCGGCTTCGATGGCGCTGTCGTCGGTGCGAGGAGATTCGATGCGTTCCATCGTCACTCCTTGGCTTCGGCTTGGTTGACCAGAGCCAGGCGCTCTTCGAGCACGCCCAGGTACAGCTCCATGAAGGTGTACTGGCGCTTCATCAGCTCCTGTTGAGCAGGCTCGACCTTGACCCAATCGGGGTTGGCGAAGAAATCCTGCAGCTTGAGGATGTTGCCCTTCAGGTCTTTGGCTTCGACAGCCAGGCGACCTTGCCAGGTCTTGGGCTCAGCAGCAGCTTTCGACTGCTTGGGGGTAGCTGCCGGAGCAGCAGCGTCGGGGGCTTGGGTTTCGGGAGTGGTCATGGTTTCTTTCAGGTGATGGGCTTAGCCGCCCGTGGAACCGAAGCCTCCGACCCCCCGGCCTGTGGCCGTGAGCTCTTCGTCTTCGGAGACTTCTTCAAGGCGCACGTCCAGGACGGGCACCAGAAGGAACTGGAGAACACGGTCGTCTTCGTTCCACAGGAACGGAGTAGGCGACTTGGTGCGGAGAACTGCTTTCCACTCACCCCGGTAGTCGGAGTCGATGACGCCGCAGGTGTTGTTCAGTTCCAGGCCGTGCTTGGCACCAGCGCCCGAACGAGGCAGCAAAAGCGCCACATACCCAGGCGGAACCTCAGCAGCAAACCCCAGAGGGATGGTTTTGTGCTGGTTGTAGCCAACACTGCCAGCAACTGGCATGTAAATATCGAAGGCACCCGCACCATCAGTACCTTTTGTCGGCATTCTGAAGTTTGGATGGAGCGCTTTTACTCGCATTGGGAAAGTTTCCTTTACAGTGTGGAAAGTGGATGAAGTGTATCCCAACATACTCAGGACAACACGGATGGAAAACCAAGCTGATACTACCCAAAACCAGGGTATGCCAGAGAAACTGGTGAATTGGGCAAATGCTCCGAAGCTGTCAGATTTGAAAGCTGACCTGGTCGAAGCAAAACCGATTCATGATGCCAAAACGGGCAAGATCACCCAGTGGCTGAAGAACCTGGAAGAGGGCGGCACGGCTCCTGCTGGAACTCCTGGAAACGCTTCCAAGATCGCCCCGAAACTGATTCGGAAGCAGGCTGAGTGGCGGTATCCAGCCCTGAGCGAGCCGTTTCTCAGCACTCCAGATGTGTTCAACGTCTCCCCTGTGACCTGGGAAGACCGCAAAGCAGCACAGCAAAACCAGCTTGTGTTGAACCACCAGTTCAATACTCAGATCGACAAGGTTCGATTCATCGACGAGTACGTCCGTACTGCTGTCGACGAAGGTACTGTTCTGGTTCGAGTGGGCTGGGAGTTTGAAGAAGTCGAAGTTGAAGAAACCGTGGCTGATGCCAGGTATGTCATCGACCCCAACTTCGGCTCAACCATCGAGTTCTTGGAGCAACTCAAGCAGCAGGATCCGGTGCGCTACAAGTTCGAGGTGCCCGATGAGCTCAAGCAAGCTCATCTGCTTTCGCAAGAGCACGGTGCCCCTGTTCGTCCTGATGTCCAGAAGTTCACCAAAGAGAGGGGCTTCAAGACCGTCAAGAACCGCCCGACTGTTGAGATCTGCGACTACCGAAACGTGGTTGTAGATCCCACCTGTCACGGGAACCTGCGCAAAGCCCAGTTCATCTCGTTCTCATTCGAGAGCTCGATTTCTGAGCTGAGCAAAGACTCGAAGTACAAGAACCTGAACTTCGTGAACCCCAGCAACCACTCGGTGCTGGCGACTCCGGACCACGGATCCAGCAAGGATTCCGGGGCTGAGAACTTCAACTTCAAGGACAAGGCCCGGCAGAAGTTCGTGGTTCAGGAGTACTGGGGTTTCTGGGACATCGACGGCAGTGGCAAGACCGTGCCGTTCGTTGCAGCCTGGGTGGGTGATGTGCTCATCCGCATGGAAGAAAGCCCGTTCCCGGACAAGGAACTGCCCTTCGTCCTGGTGCAGTACCTGCCCAAGCGCAAGAGCACCCATGGTGAGCCTGACGGTGCGCTGCTGGAGGACAACCAGAAGGTGATGGGTGCAGTCACCCGAGGGATGATCGATCTGTTGGGCAAGTCAGCCAACGGCCAAACCGGCATGCGCAAAGACATGCTGGACACCACCAACCGTCGCAAGTTCGAGGCTGGTCAGGACTACGAGTTCAACGCTAACGTGGACCCTCGTGTGGGCGTCCACATGCACACCTACCCGGAGATTCCTCAATCAGCCCAGTTCATGCTCCAGATGGTGAACATGGACTCGGAGTCCCTGACCGGTGTGAAGAGCTTTGCCGGTGGGGTCTCTGGCCAGAGCCTGGGTGATGTGGCTGCCGGTGTTCGTGGCGCTCTGGATGCTGCATCCAAGCGTGAGCTCGGCATCCTGCGCCGACTTGCTGAAGGCATCGTTCAGATCGGCCGCAAGTTCATTGCCATGAACGCGGAGTTTCTGTCCGAAGAAGAGGTCATTCGGATCACCAACGAAGACTTTGTGCTGGTTCGTCGTGATGACCTGGCCGGCAACTTCGACCTGAAGCTGTCGATTTCGACGGCAGAAGAGGACGACAACAAAGCCCGTGAACTGGCTTTCATGCTGCAGACCATCGGCAACGACATGGACCCTGGCATGAGCAAGATGATCCTCAGCGACATCGCTCGCCTGCGCAAGATGCCTGATCTGGCCAAGCGGATTGAGAGCTATCAGCCGCAGCCTGACCCGATGCAGCAGCAGATGCAGCAACTGCAGATTCAACTGCTGCAGGCTCAGGTGCAAGAAACCATGGCCAAGGCTATGAAGCTCCAAGCCGACAGCCAACTGGCAGGCGCCAAGGTGGGCACTGAGGCAGCCAAGGCGGGTGATTTGCAGTCAGCCGCTGATCTCAAGAACCTGCAGTTTGTTGAGCAGGAATCTGGGGTTACTCAAGCTCGTGATCTCCAACTCCATGGTGAGCAAGCCCGTAGCCAGGCTCAACTCAAGGTCTTGGATATGGGGGCACGGCGCGAAGAGAAACAAATGGACCTGGTCAAGGAGTACATGAAAGCCAGGATGATGAAGAAGGCAGCGTGATATTCTGATTTTCCGGTGTATATTCCGCCCAAGGAGTTATACCCCGTTGAAACAGTATCTCGGATGAGCACCAAACTACTTCAGAGCCTGGACAAAGATATTGAGCACTACAGTGCTGCAGTGAAACTCGCTGCAACACTGGAGCGTTTGATGAACAGCCGGGACTTCCAAGAAGTCGTGCTGACTGGCTACCTCCAAAAGGAAGCTGTTCGGCTGGTGCACCTGAAAGCTGCCAAGAGTGAGCAATCTCCTGAAGCCCAGCAGGCCATCGTGTCCAAGTTGGATTCGATTGGCCAGCTCCATCAGTACTTTGAAGGCATCCGAGCGCAAGCAGAACTTGCTCGGATGTCCCTGAATGCTGCTGAACAAACCCGCATCGAACTACTCGTCCAGGATACCTAACCAGAATGTCTGCCCAGAATCTTCAAGAAGACACCACCGTCGCTGACGATGCCTTTTCGTTCCTGGATCTTCCGGACGAAGAGCTGGTGAACTACACCCCGACTGGCCCTGTGACCAAGCCCGCTGCTGTGGTCGTTCAGGAAGCTGCTCCTGCAGCCGAGACCGTCGAGGAAGAAGAAGCACCTGGTGAGACCGAAGCTCCTGCTGCTACCGCAGGTGGCGAAGCTGCGACAACCGAGCCTGGTGAGCAAGCCGCCGAAGGCGACGCAGCTCACACGGGCGAGGGCGAAGCAGCGAATGCCACCAAGGCAGAAGACAAGAAGACCGAAGCTGAAATCCCTAAGGACAAGCCTGCTCAAGAGGCTGCTGCGGTGGACTACGAGGCTGCCTACAAGCAGCTCACGGCTCCGTTCAAAGCCAACGGCAAGGAAATCTCTGTCCAGAACGTGGACGAGGCAATCCAGCTGATGCAGATGGGTGCGAACTACGCCAAGAAGATGGCGGCGCTCAAGCCCAACCTGATGCTGCTGAAGATGCTCGAGAACAACGGGCTGCTCAGCGAAGAAAAGCTCAGCTACTTGATCGACTTGGACAAGAAGGTTCCGGGTGCGGTCAACAAGCTGGTCAAGGAAAGCGGTCTAGATCCCATGGATCTGGACGCTAAGCAAGCCGATGGCTACACGCCAACCGCTCGCAAGGTCGACGCTCGTGAGGTCGAGTTGGATGAGGTGCTGGACGAGATCCAGAGCACCCCGTCCTTCCAACGAACGATCGATGTGGTGACCAAGCAGTGGGACGAAGAAAGCCGAAAGGTTGTTGCGCAGTCTCCTCAGTTGCTCAAGCTCATCAACAGCCACATCGAAGCTGGCTTTTATGACGTGATCGCCAAGGAGATCGAGCGCAAGAGCCTTTTCGGCCAACTCAATGGGCTGAGTTCTTTGCAGGCCTACAAGCAAGTCGGGGATGACATCAATGCACGTGGCGGCTTCGACCACCTGGGACGCCAGGGGAAAACCGAAGAAGCCAAGCCTGGTGATTTCATCCAGCCGAAACCTCAGACGGCCACGAAGGAACAGCTGATCAAAGACAAGAAGCGCGCAGCGGCTCCGGCCAAGCCAACTCCTGTCTCTTCCGCTCCGCAAGAAGAGTTCAACCCTCTGTCGATGTCGGATGAAGAGTTCCAGAAGATGACTTCGCGTCGCATCTGATCTTTCACCCTGAACTTTTCTCAAATCTCTCCAAGGAATCGAAATGACTCGTGAATTCAAAGCAGGTCCGGATTCGGACATCAACACTGGTGGCACCGTCAACGGTGTCGTGCAGCAGGGCCAACTCCAGCCGCACTACTTCATCAAGCAGGCGCTGATCGAGGCCCGCAAGGAGCAGTACTTCACCCAGGTCGCTGACGCCATCTCGATGCCCAAGAACATGGGCAAGAAGATCAAGCGCTACCACTACCTGCCGCTGCTCGACGACGCCAACCTGAACGACCAGGGCATCGACGCTGCCGGCGCCACCATCGCCATCACCGAGTACTACGTCAGCTTCCCGGACTTCATCACGGTGACCGATGCGACGGCTGCTGCTGCGGTGACCGCCATCAACCTGAACGTCAACGGTCCCTCCAACGGTCAGCAGAACGTCGCTACCGCTGGTGCCGGTGGCTCGGGTGGTGCTGGCCGCACGCTGATCTCGCTGAACACGACTATGGCCCCCAACCGTGTCGTGAAGTACCTGAACCTGACCAACGCCAACGCGGTGGCGGCTCTGGGCTTCGGTGCGACGGTGCAGCGTGGCTCGGGCAACCTGTACGGCTCGTCCAAGGACATCGGCCTGATCAACGGCAAGATGCCGGTGCTGTCGGAAAACGGTGGCCGGGTGAACCGTGTCGGCTTCAAGCGCCGTGAACTGGAAGGCTCGCTGGAGAAGTTCGGCTTCTTCGACGAGTACACCAAGGAATCGCTGGACTTCGACTCGGACGCCGACCTCGAACAGCACGTGACCCGTGAGATGGTCAACGGCGCTGCCGAGATGACGGAAGATGCCCTGCAGATCGACCTGCTGACCTCGGCAAGCACGATCCGCTGGCCTGGCAACGCCACGAGCCGTCAGACCATCGATCCCGCTGCTGCCGGTGCCAACCAGGGCCTGGTCGACTACGGTGACCTGATGCGCCTGTCCATCGACCTGGACAACGCTCGCACGCCGAAGCAGACCACGATGTTCACCGGCACCCGCATGGTGGACACCCGTGTCATCCCCGGTGCGCGTCCGCTGTACATCGGCTCGGAGCTGCTGCCGACCATCAAGGCGATGAAGGATCTGCACAACAACCCGGCGTTCATCTCCATCGAGAAGTACGCCGCTGGTGGTGCAACCATGATGGGTGAGGTGGGCGCGGTGGACAACTGGCGCATCATCGTCGTCCCCGAGATGACGAAGTGGGCCGGCGCTGGTGCCTACGGTTCGGATCCGCTGTACTACCGCACCAACGGTCGCTACGACGTGTTCCCGATGCTGGCGATCGGTGAAGGTGCCTTCACGACCATCTCGTTCCAGACGGACGGCAAGTCGACGAAGTTCACCATCCACAACAAGAAGCCTGGCCTGGAAACGGCTGACCGCACCGATCCCTACGGTGAGACCGGCTTCATGTCGATCAAGTGGTACTACGGCTTCATGATCCTCCGCTCGGAGCGTCTGGGCCTGATCATGACGGCAGCTCTGCTGTAAGCCAGCAGTGAAGTAAGAAAGGGGAGCTGGGCAACTGGCTCCCCTTTTTGAAAGATTTCTCCCAACTGAAAGACAAGACAGACACATGGACTCCCTTCACGACGATGCTCCCCAAGACGAACTGAGTGCCCTGAAGGCACGTGCCGATCTGCTGGGCATCAGCTACCACCCTTCCATCGGCCTGGAAAAGCTGCGTGAGAAGGTGAACGCCAAGATCCAAGGCCAGGCTGCACCCGAAGCTGCAGTGGCCGAACAGACTGCCGGTGTCGCTCCTACGGTGCGTCCTCCGACTGCCGACGAGCTGGCCAAGGCCCACTACGACGCAGCCATGAAGCTGATCCGTGTGCGCCTGCAGTGCATGAACCCGAACAAGAAGGAATGGGAAGGCGAGATCTTCTCGGTGAGCAACCGTGTGATCGGCACCGTGCGCAAGTACATCCCGTTCAACGCCGACGATGGCTGGCACATCCCCCAGATCATGCTCGACATGCTGGAAGCCCGTCAGTGCCAGAGCTTCTACACGGTCACGGGCGCACGTGGCGAGAAGGTGCGCAAGGGCAAGCTGATCAAGGAGTTCGCCATCGAAATCCTGCCCCAGCTGACTAAGGAAGAACTGGCTGACCTGGCTCGTCGCCAAGCCATGGCCCAGTCGGTGGACTGATCAAGTCCGCGGCTTACACAGAACCCAGAGAACCTGAATGACTGCACCCTTCAATCCGATCCAACTGGCTGACCTCACTGCTGCGAACATCGCTGGTGCAGGTGTGTTCGATGTCCTCATGCGGACGACGAAAGCGCACCTGGAGCAGGAGTTCGAGAAAGGTCGGATCAAGAGTGCAGAGTACGCTCAGGTGTACCTGGGTTCTGTGCAAGCCGTCATGGGCACGGCCCTGCAGTTCCTGATGAACCAGACGGCAACCAACCAGGATGCCGTCCTGAAAGAGAAGAACCTTGAGCTTCTTGAAGAGCAGCGTCTGACCGCTGTTGCTCAACGAGCTCAGGTGGAGAAGCAGACCGCAGTGCTGAACCAGCAACTGCTGAACCTGCAAGACGAGCTTCTGA